GAGTGGATTGAACCCGAAAAAAACGACTCTCGCGGAGAGAGTCCCGAATCGTGATTCGACTCTCCCTGCGAGAGTTGATTTCTCAATTTGTTTTCGTTAAGTGCGAGTATGACATGGTTACAAGAAAAGATGAACGTGAGAAGAATATCAAGTTCGATGGAACGCGAACCTACTTACGCCCGACTGAAAGCCAGAAGCGCGAGGGCAAGCGTCCTATCCGCATTTACGCTGAGAAGGGCACCGAAGCCTTTTATACTGAGGTCGCATCAGCGCGGCTCATCATGGGTGCGTCGAGCCAACGCCTTCCAGGACACGATCTGGGGTGGTTGCTGATGTGTTATATGCGGTCACCCGAATACCGAAGCCTGGGGGATAGCACCAAGAAGGTCCGTGCTACGCTCCTTGACCATTGCGCTGAACACCTGGGCCGTAGCCGGTCATTCAATAGTGTCGTCACGGCTGAAATCAGAGGGCTCAGAGACAGCATGGCCGATCGACCCGAAGCGGCTAACGCCAGGGTCAAGGCACTCAGGCAAGTCTATAAATGGGCTGTATCGTGTGACCTGAGTGAAAACAACCCGGCCGCCAACGTGCCCTATTTGCCGTCAAACAATCCGCACGGGTTCCATACCTGGACGGAAGCGGAGATCGAACTTTACGAATCGGTCCATGAAACCGGTACGGTGCCACGGCTGGCTATCGATATCCTCCAGTTCACCGGAGTACGCCGGTCAGATGCCGTCCTCCTGGGGCCTCCAAATGAGCGGCAAGGGATGCTGGAATTTACCGAACAGAAGAACCGTGAGCGGCAACCTAAAGAGAGGATCATTCCGATACTGCCCGAACTGCGGCGGAGTATCGATGCCACGCCGATTGGACGGTTTACCTACCTGGTGACGCAATTCAAACGACCGTTTACCAGGGCTGGGTTTGGCAACTGGTTTAAGAAACGATGCCGTGAGGCAAACCTGGAGCATTGCAGTGCCCACGGGATACGCAAAGCGGCCGCCGTCCACGCCGCAATGGGGGGAGCAACGACCAGTCAGCTTATGGCTATCTTCGGATGGGACTCCAGTAAGATGGCTGAACACTATACGAAGGCCGCTGAAAGAAACCGGCTGGCAAGAGAATCAATGCATTTGTTAAGAAAATAGAAACGAATATAGAAAAGATTAAGAACATGAATTTGTCTTACGACATATTAACCTGCGACCTAAGTCTTGGATTTCTGCCACTTTTAGAGAGGGGTGGTGCCCAGGGGCGGAATGAATCAAGCATGTTGATTCAATTACTTACGCTACAAATCAAGACAAAACAAGACAAGGTCGCTCAACTAGAGGAGCGAAACCTTGAAAAAATACCTTACTTTATTTGCTGAGTTTATGACGGTGATCCTGATGTTTGGATCACTGTGGCTGGCCCTGATCATGTTTGGAGGGGCCCAATGAAATATTCTGTAACAGGCCGTGAAAGCGGAGCCTCAGACATTCCGTTCATCGTACGGGTGCAAGGTGAATACTTGTGCAAGTGGGGAATAACTCCGAATGACAAGCTCACAGATGCCCGTGCGGCACAGGACGGCGAAGAGCCAGCCGAACCTACCGGCATAATGAAAGCTGGGAACTACTTTGAGGATGCCGCCAGACAGTGGTTCATGGATGAGTTCGGTTGTGAGATTGACCATCCGACCAAGGGCTATAAATCCAATTACTGCAATCTGGTGTCATCTCTCGACGGAATGTTTGCCAAGGACTGGACTTTTGAGGGGACCGTAATCCCTGCCGGTTCAGTCTGGGAATGCAAAATCCCTACAAGGCCAAGCAAGCCGACCAATAGCCTGGAGCGTGTCCTCCAGGTGCAAGCTCAGATGGATTGTTGCGATGCCAAGTATGGCGTTATCGCTGAACTGGCACGGGTGGATTGTGTGTGGCGAGTCGCCATTGTGGAACGCCATGAACAGACCATTGTCGCAATCCGTGAGGCCGTTGATCTGTTCTGGAATCATATGAAATACGATACAAATTATGAGCCGGTCACATCTTCGGAAGCCAGCCGACTGATTGAGGGAAACCGTCAATCCGAAACCCATGATATGACACAGGGTCCAGCTAACGGTCTGGATGCCGAACAGTATCAAGACCTGATTGATGCAACTGACACATACATTAATGCCCAACGTGCCAAGAAGGCGAGTGAGGCGGCGATGGAAAGTGCCGGTCTCAACATCAAGGCCATCATGGGTGGGATGGAAAAGATCACCTTACCTGACGGGATCACGGTCGGCCATACGACAACCGAATACAAGGCCCAACCGGAGAAGATCACACCGGCCAAGCCAGCAAGAACCGGTCGCCGTTTAAGCGTCAAACAGAAGGAGGCGGATAATGAATAGCCTTCTTGATTTTATGACCGGCAATGTCCTCAAGTCTGAAGGCATGGCCGCGGCCGCCGCTGACAAGGCGGAGCTTCTCCAGATTGCCAGGGATGCGGCTGATTGGGTAGCAACCTACGGCAACGGGTATGGCACTTGCACATCTGATGATGTCGCCATGCGGATGCAGATGCTGGGTCACAAATACGGCGACCTGGGCAACGCCGCTGGCTCCATCTTTGCCGGTAAGAAATGGCGTTTCACCGGTGACCGTGTCAAGTCTCGCCGTCCATCCGCCCACGCAAGAGAAATTAAAGTATGGAGATTAGAACAATGAAAAATGACAGCATATATGGGGAGGAAAAAGTTTCAATTCCTTTAAGAGTTTCTTGCCGAACCAAATTGAACCAAGTCCAACAACATTTAAACAAAACGCTTGGATTCAGCATTACACAAAATCAGGTAATACAGCATCTGATTAACAAGTACATAAAAGAAAACATGGAAAACAAAGAACATGGAGCCGCACAATGAACCAAGTCGCAATACAAGACCCTGCCAAAATCCTTGAAGGCGTAATGATCAAGGGTGATCTGGCACAACTCAACGAGAAAGAGCGAGTGACCTATTACAAGACAGTCTGCGAATCGCTCAGTCTTAATCCTATGACCAAGCCTTTCGACTACATCAAACTATCTGGCAAGCTGACGCTCTATGCGAAACGTGACTGCGCGGATCAGCTTCGAGCCCTGCACGGGGTCAGCATCAAGGTCATCTCCAAGGAGGAGATTGACGGGGTCTACATCGTCAGCGTGGCCGCTCAAAATAAATATGGTAGGCATGATGAAGACACCGGTGCGGTCTCGATTGCTGGCCTCAGAGGGGAGGCCCGTGCCAATGCAATCTTGAAAGCTATCACCAAGGCGAAGCGGCGAGTCACGCTCTCGATCTGTGGTTTGGGATGGGTTGACGAGACGGAGGCGGATGACATCCATGGAAAGACTGTTGAATACGAATTAGATGAACTGTTCCCAGGTGATCTAAAAAAAGGTGCCCCAGAATTGCCCCAGATTGCCGACTCGCCTCCTTCCGAACCCGAAGTACCCCAGGAGGAGGATGTCCCTCCAGAGCCTTTAAAACTGGCGTATGACGATTCCCATCAATTCTATAAGGATTACCTGGTTGAACTGGAGAAAATTTACAAAGATGAGGGTATTCCGCCACGCGACCGGATGACAGCCATGAAAAAATTTATGGAGGCTAACATGGAGGGTCTTAACTCCATACCTGAGACCGGCAAGAACAAGCTGGAACTCAAGCGCAAGGGCTACAATAAAATTTTAGGGGTGAAGAAATGATGATAGATAATATCAAGCTGTCGCTGACACCGAAGCAACTGCACATGAAAAACCTCATTCGGGATTTCACTGCCGAACACGGGTACTCACCTTCGTATCAGGAACTGATGAAGCTCTGTAATTTGAAAACACCCTCCGCCGTCCACTCTATGATCTATCGAATGGCCGAACGGGGTCACGTTAAATTATTGCGCGGCCAGGAGAGGTCCGTAGTGGTGATTGACTAGCTCCGCATTTCATCAGCGAGACGGTTGGCCCGTCCAGGGATATCCCTGGCGAGTTTACTATCCAGTAACTCAGCGGCCGCCGTCTCGAAATCTTCCGACTCTAATGCCGCAATCATGTTCTTGAACATCAGCATCCGTGGCGTACCGATCCAGAAATTTAAATGAATGATGACACCCTGCCGCTTGGTGTCTAGCTGGTTGAACCAGTCCAGGTTTTCCAGTTCCTTAATGCACCGTGTGATGTCGTTCTTGAGCATATACTGGGCCTCGTCTTCACTGATCCCCAGGCCACCGGCATCCTGATCGATGTTCCTTCCGACCCCCACGGTGATAGCATTACTCGTACAACGATAGGCATGGGCCCGATAGCCCTCTTCGACTGTCAGGTCCGTGACCAGTTTATCAATGGGGTACATAATCATCTCCTAAATTATTTCTTGAGCTTTGAGGCGACCTTCTCCCCAGACCGGCCGACGATGTAGCCGCCGACACCAACGGTCAGGAGCGTCCATAACTCTTCGGGGAGTTCGATGGTGAGGGGTATCTGATTGTTGGTAGTTAATTGAACAATCAATTCAATGAGCGGTGCGAACAAATAATTCCATCCGACGATGGCCGTAATGACTAACATCAATATGGGCCGCCAGGTTGCCGTGATTGTGTGTTCCGACTTGGCTTCGGCAATAACAACGCTTGCCGCCGCTTGCTCGATAGCGGCTGAGTTCGACAGCATCGCCATGTTGAGTTCGTTTTGTAATTGCTGGGCCTTGTTCTTGTCAGCCGGTAGCACCCGACCGACTACATCCGAAACAATAGGACCCAGGACTGGCAGTAATGCACCAAGCATATCGACCTCCTAATATCCAAAAAGATTATCAACTGGAATGCGGAGCTTGCATCCCTCAAGAAAAACCAGGACAGCTAATATCCATATGTAACGCATTACTCACTCCTTAGATTGCAGACTCTGATGGGGGGTTGACCATTTGCAAACCGTGACCTGCGGCGAGAACGCACGTAATTGATCCAGTTTCTCTCGACAGGCTCCATGATCCACCTGGACCGACCCACAGTTGCATGACTGAGTCGTCCGTGTAGCCGCCAACTAAAAGCGGCTTCTCTTTAAATTTCTCAAGCAAAACTCGTTCTATAATTTCATGGGGACCGCATTGCGGCAGTAAATTTAACGGCGGAGTTAATTCAATCTCTTGTTGGATGAGGTCATCCTGGGTCATCATCAAATCGGAAGGCTCAACGGCCTGATCTGTTTGACAGCCGCTGAGAAAAAGCGTCAGAAAAATTATCGTTAAGCGGAGCATTCACTGGCTTCCCACAGGAGGATGTGAGCCATTGTGCATAGATTTGATGGCCTCAGTTTCCTTAAACAAAATCTCCTGGCCCATTTCCAGTCTAGCCAACCGTGTATTCAATTCAGCCAATGCCTTGACGGAATTTATATCGGCCAATACGTCAATCCTTGATTGGAAGACGGACCTATCAGACTGTGCAGACTCAAGCCGCTCATCCAGTTTTAGTTTGTGGGCTTCATATTGTGATACGAACTCTTCATGGTCTGACATGAGTCGCGCTAATTGCGTCCTCACTACGATGTACCCGGATATTACGGTGGCCCCCATGATTCCGATCTGGATCAGCAAACGTACATCGAGGCCCTCCATCAGATCGATCCTCCTCGTTCAGCCGCCCAGTAGAGGCCACCGATCACAAGGCATATAATCAGAATAACAGTGATGGCCTTGGCACCTTCAACCAAAATACGCTTGAGCAATTCTTTATCGTGTTTGCGCTTTTCAATTGCCCTGGCCTTGGCCGCTAATTCTCGTTCCTCTTTGGCTTTAAGCCGCTTCTGACGCTCCTCTTGAATCCGCTCCCAGGTTCCCAGGCCCCACTTACGGTTAATCTCCTGGCCTAAAGCCTGGATGCTGAGTTCGTTTTGTTTCTCAGCCAGGACATCAGCGGCCACGCTTGAGATGCTGGTATCATCTCCATAGGCATCCATGTCCTCACCAGCGCGGCGGCGGAGTATTTGTTGATTTCTCGTTTTTGGTTTAGCGTCATTGGAATTTTTATTTTGTTCCGCTTGCTCCTGATCTGCGAACATCTTTTGCAGACTCGACCCTATGTCCTTTACATTGGAGGCCGCGCCGACCGCTGTTTTCACGGCGGCTATGCTGGCGGCGATGGTCACAGGATCAATGGCACACCTACCTTAAATCTTGCCGCGCTCTGTAGCGATTTTAGCTTCCTGGGCTTTCATCCAATCGCGGCCTGACTGACTGCCACCAGCATCATCAGCACCGGCTTCGCGCTGACGCCGTTGGGTAATTTCAGCCTCAAGGTCTAAAATTGCTTTCTTTGCCGCACGATCTGCTGCACCCTTCTCCCACTCTTCTT